AACAAATAGATACCGGTAACTATTGTAAAATATTGAATTTTACTAGTGGGTTTTTGATTACATTTTTTACATTCTGCCATAATTATAAGTATGTTGAGTGAGCAAATTCGTAGAATTCTTTATATGTACCTTGATGAGAAGGAACAAGGAAAATATAAAAAACCTCGTAAGTATAGTAAATCCTATTGTAAATCTACACCATGTGATGAAATGGGGTTTACACAGAAGGCTTCTTGTCGTCCTTACAAAAATTGTTATAAGTAATTTACTTTTTAACGCACTTTTAATATTTTTTCTTATATTTATATTATATGGGAAAAATTGGTAGACCACTCAAAAACTACTTTGACAAAAAAATCAAGTACGGTATTAGCATTGATAAATATCTTTTCGACAAAATGAAAAGTGAAGAAACAAGTGTGTCCAAATTTATACAGAAATTAGTTAAGGAATACTATTATGGAAAAAATATGTAGTAAATGTGAAGTAAAAAAAGCGTTAGACGAGTTTCACAAATATATTCATTCGAAAGACGGTAGAAAAAATATTTGCAAAGTTTGTATATCAATAAAAAATAAAACAAAAGAGGAACGAACTAAATCCAATGAACGCAATAATAATTGGAGGAATGTAAATAAGGAAAAGGTTAAGGAGTATAAAAAAAAGGATTATCTTAAAAATAAAGATAAAATATTATCGAAGAATAAAGAATGGAGGTTTAATAATTCTGAGAGATATAAAGAAATTGGTGACATTTATCGTAAAAAAAATCATATTTTACTCAAAAATAAAAAGAAAGAATATCGAGATAAAAATCGAGAAAAAGTTTCAGATTCGACAAAAAAATGGATTAGTGAAAATTATGAAAGATATCTTGAATCAAAACGAAAATATGGTAAGTCCGAGGTGGGTAGAAATAAAAAAAGAGAAAACTATCATAAAAATAAAGAAAAAAATAGTCATATAATTGCTTGGAGGACAGTGTTGAATAACACGATTAAAAGAATTGGGACTAACAAGGAAGATAAGACTAATAAATTATTAGGTTATTCTGCAATAGAATTAAAAGAACATATTGAAAAACAATTCAAAAATGGGATGTCTTGGAATAATTGGGGAGAATGGCATATTGACCACATTAAACCAGTTTCAAAGTTTGATAAGACAGAAAAAATATCTATAATTAACTCATTAGGTAATTTACAACCATTGTGGGCGGGAGAAAATCTAAGAAAAAACAATAAAATAATAAATTAAAAACTATGTGTGTCTCTTATATTGGCGGTAAATCTAAAATCGCACCATTATTAATAATACCAAACATACCAAAGGACATTGAAACTTTTGTAGAAGTATTTAGTGGTCAATTTTGGACTTTTTTTAGGATGAACTTAGATGAATATCCAAACTTGAAAACTATCGTTTATAACGATATTAATCCTCTCAATTACAATATGTATTTGTGCTTGAATGACCATCAAAGACTACTTGAAGAATGTGAAAAATTTGTAGTTCAGGAAATGGGAATCCATCCTACAAATCCAATTTGTAAAGAACAATTCAACCAGTTCCAAAGTGAAATATTTGATACTGAATTCACAATTAATTATCCTAATTATGAAGTTGCTGCAAAATATGTTTATGTGTTAACACAAGTTTTTTCAGGTGCAAATCCTGAAAAATCTAAATTTATTGATTTGAAAGGGAAGTATCATTCTAAATTTACTTCTTTCAAAAATAAGTTGAAAAATAAAAAATGGCAAAAGATGTTTGAGTCTATCACAAATGTAGAAAAATTAGACTTTGAAGAGGTTATAACTAAATATGATAGCTCGACAACTTATTTTTATGCTGACCCACCATATTATATTGTTGGTGAGGGTAATTATTATTCTAATCATGACTTCGATCGGGAAGACCATGAAAGATTGGCGATTGCCTTGAACAAGGTACAAGGTAAGTTCAGTTTATCCTACTATGATTTTGAATTATTACACGATTGGTTTCCTGAAAATATGTTTCGGTGGGAAAAAAAAGAATTTGCAAAGGCTGCGGCAGCTAAAAAAGGAACAAAACAAAATATGGGAGAAGAGCTGTTAATATTGAATTATTAATTATTTTTGTAATAACAATATATTTATTAATAAATTAAAAATAGATGAAATTTACTTCGTTATTAAAATCAATCATAGTTGAACAATCAAGATTTGAGGTATTATTGAATGCTTTAACAAAATCTGGTGAGGATAAAGAGGGCAAGAAGATAAAACCAAAACTTTCTAAGAAAGAATTTTTGGATTTAGTTTTAGCTGACCCGACAACTAGGTTGAACAATGTAGATGTTGAAACTGCAACTCCTGAAGAATTAGGTAAAATCAAAGCCGGTAGTTATGTACCATGGTTGGTAAAAAATTATTTACTACCTAAGACTGAAAGTTCTGTTGGTGATTATTCATACGAAAGAGAGTTGAAGAAGGCTAAAGAGGTTTTCTTAGAAGATTTGTATAAAGTAACTGATGATCTCAAAAAGTTTGAGAGATTTAAGGTGCGTCTCCCTAAAGAAATGAGAGACATTAATAAATTGACACCTGACCAACTATATGACGCGGTTAAGGATTTTGATTTAACCATGGCGACTACAACCAAAGCAGAACGAAAATCTGCGCCAGTCCATCCTGGGGCTAAATTGGTTTTTGATGGTCCTAATTGGAGAGTTGTAGAAATCGAAGATAAAGGACAAGTTGGAAAAGAGGCGGCATGTTTTTATGGTGGTAACAACGTTGAAACAAGATGGTGTACATCGGCACCAGGTGCTAGTTGGTTTGATAGATATATTAAAGATGGACCATTATACGTTATTTTCGATCCAAATGATACTGATGTTAGTCCAAATACAGGATTACCTAAAAATAGATATCAGTTTCACTTCCCATCCAATCAATTTATGGATAAGGATGATCGTCAACAGGATTTAGTAGGACTATTGAATGGACCTATGAATGAACTTAAAACCTTCTTCAAACCCGAGTTTGCAAAAGGTCTTACGGGTACCTCAGGGAAAGAGTTCAAAGTTGATGGTTTATCTTCTGGCGCGGTAGGTAAATTTATTTCTTTATATGGATTGGATGACTTGATTGGAAGTTTACCTGATACATTAGAATCTTTCTCGATACAAAATAGAGATAGCAAAGATGCTATCAAAATAGACCTTCCTCAAGAGATAGGTAAATTCAAAAACTTGGTTCATATTATTACTGATAATGTTTCATTCAAAAGTATACCAGAATCAGTTTGTGAATTACCGAGATTGAAATTCTTAGCGGTTATGAAAAATCCTGAGTTGACAACAATACCTGAATGTATTGCTAATTTACCAAGTCTAATGTTCTTGAATCTTAAGGAAAGTCCCAATGCAAAAATTCCAAGTTCAATTACTGATAAGGGTGAAGAGATGCAACCTGGTATGTGGGATTTGGGGGGTTAATTATTAAATGATGTCTTATGAATCTTGATATTGAAATATACATGAACAATGTCATTAAGTTTTTCAGAGAAAATCCTAATGATTTATTGAACTTAGTTTCTAAAGACAAGGAAGAATTTTTTTATATCAAAATCAAAGAAGCTGCAATTAAAAATTATGAAAAGGGTGAGGATGTTAGCCTCACCCAATCTCAATTACTTCATTTGTGTTCAGAAATTAATCAGCCTAAAGAAACTAAAATTAACGCAACACAAAAAACTATTTTTGGTGATCTTTTTTTGAATTGAGTTTTGGTAAATTAAATTTTTTATCATATCTTTGAATTCTAAATCAATAAGACATGATAACGACAGACTACCTCAAGAGAATCGCTCCCTCAGTATTCACCACCTCTCCATCTCCAAAAATGTCGAACAAGTACACTTTTGTACCGACAATGGATATTCTCGAAAACTTTGAGAATGAAGGATGGAAAGTATTCTCCGCTAACCAAAATGGTAGAGGATCTTACGCTCAGCATGAGTTAAGACTACGTAATGTTGAATTTCCACAGGTAGGTGATTCTTTGGTAGAGGCGATTATCAGAAACTCTCACAACGGAATGAGTACGTTCTCAGTAAGTGCTGGACTTCATCGATTAGTTTGTTCCAATGGTCTAACAGTACCAACATCCCTTTCGGATAAAATTTCTGTTAAACACATGAAGTTTGACATGGGAACAGTGAAACAAATCACAGACCAATTCGCGGAAAGACTGCCAGTAATCCAAAGGTCTGTAGGTAAGATGGAGACTACCTTCTTGGATGAAGAAAAAGTGGTTGACTTTGTCACCAAAGCCACCTCAATCCGTTGGGAAAAAGGGTCAATCCCTAAAATCAAATTTGAAGACTTCCTTCATCCTATCAGACATGAGGATTCAGGAAGTTCAGTTTGGACTACGTTCAACGTAATTCAAGAGAAGTTTGTTCGTGGAGGTTTGAGGTACCAATCCGAAAAAGGAAGATTCACTTCAATGAAGGAATTAAAAAACTTCCAATCAATCAACAAGATTAATACTAATCTTTGGGAGTTGGCAGAGTCTTATTGTTAATTAAGTGGGGGGTTTATACTCCCCATTTTTTTTATTATAATTAAAGTATGAAAGAAGAAATTTTCAAAGTTAATTATGAGTCCTACACAACGGTTGTATTTCACGACACTGTTCCTATATCTTTTCCACATCCAAAAAACAAATTTTTTTTCGATGATGATGATGGGGATATTTGGGAAAAAGACTTCTATAAAATAGCATATGACCAAGTTAATTTGTCTAAAACCTCTGATGTGTTTATAGAAAACTATGTTTCGAATGTTGAACAGGATTTTGTTTTATACTACGGAAATCCTTTATCCAGGGTACTTAAATCTTATTTGATGGTTGTGGTCGAACGAGATGGAGATAAGGTCTCTATGAAGGTTTTTAATGGGTATAGGGAAAGGAAAATGGGAAACAAATGGTTCAAAGTTGTTCGGAACGTGGACTACATTACTGTCAACACCAAAACTGGTGATGTATATTCAGGATTTCTACACAATTATCAAAATAAAAAGAAGGTACGGAAAAAACTTAACAAAAACTTTTTTTTGAATGAACCAATAGCACAAGTAATGTATACCATTAGAGACAAAGGGTGGTCATACTCACACAATAGTTCCGAGATTGCTAATGACGCGGTATCAAAATTCATGCATGAGATTGACGGTAGGGAAGAACCATACGAATTCAACTTCGAAAAGAGATTATTCAAGTTTTATTTAGATAAAAAAGGGATTAAGTATCCAAACAATTTCCGTTTGTATTCTTCTAAATTAGTTGGTCCGATTTTTAGAAAGATACTCAAAAAGAATGACAATCGATTGGTGGACGCGTTTATGATACATAATGGATTAACTGGAAAGAAATTAAAAAAATGTCTTCATAGTTGTAAATCACTTAACTTGGACTTGTACTTGATGGCAAGAAGATTATTCGGGGATGATTGGATTAATCAGGATGATGATTTTATTTTACAAACTTTGAATTCTGAATTCAACATCAAAGATAGGGATATTCCCGCTGAGTTTGTAAATGTAATTGGTAAAGATGAACTACGTAGGGTATTCAATCTTTTCAAGAAAGTATATTTTGAAGAAATGTTTGACACCTATACATTCATCGACCACATTGAAATTTACACCCAATTAAAAATGTATGGTGAAACTGATTTGAGGTGGATGAGTAATGAAGTGGATACCTTTAGAAATGAACATTTGGATTGGTCGGATAAATTAACATTCTATAAAAATGGTCACTATGAAAGGATTTATCCCATCTATTCTTACGAACATTTGGAACAACCATTGGGAGAGTATTATCCTGTATTATTGGATGATTCAACATCATATAATGAAGAGAGTTCAACCCAATCAAATTGTGTAAAAACCTATATTGGAAAGTCGTCAAATATAATTATATCTTTAAGAAAGGGGTCAAGAAATTCTGAGGAAAGGGCAACTATTGAATATCAGCTATATCGAGAGGATGATAAGGTTAAATGTCGTAGAGTACAAAGTTTGGGGAAATACAATGGGAAATTATCAGATGAATGGACACACTGGCTATTGAAATTGGATTTGAAAATGTTATATTACGTAAACGATGACAGATTTGAACCTGTAAAAATAACCAAAAAGTGTTATAATGGAACATTCTTTGAATCCAGCTCATATTGGGATGAGGATGGTTTTTTGAAATGGGATAATAAAATACTCGAGGGACCTCGTACATTAGACTTTTAATAACTATGATAAAAAAACCAAAATTTATAAAGAATAATGAAAAATCTTTAGGGGTTTTGTCATCGATCCAAATCAATTTTCCTGACGATTCTATTTTCAAATTCTTGAATGGTAGAAGTTTCGAAGTCGTTTGGAGTAAAGGACTAATTGATGTAGATGCAGGTTCAGGAAAAATTATACTCGAAAAAATAATTTTCAAAACAAAACAAGGATTCTATTTGTATTTATTATTGAATACTACCGATGTGAATTTAGTTGTTTATTATAAACAAAATCAAGAAAGTGAATTAACAATTTTTTTAAGACAACTTATAAAACAATTTAACAATGACAAAACAACTAACAAGTGAAGAACTAAAACAAAAAATTAACAACAAGGAAAACTTCGTACTTGACCTATTTGCGACTTGGTGTGGACCGTGCAAAATAATGTTGGGGAACCTTGAAAAAGTTAATGAATCTTTAATGCAAAAAGGAACACCAAAATACAGTGTTTATAAATTTGACATTGAACAAGATATGGACCTTATGAAAGAGTGGAATGTTAGGGGAGTTCCGACGATTAAAATATTCGAGAATGGAGAAGAAACTTTTTCAAGACCGGGCGTGATTTCACCAGACCAACTTCTTAAATTATTAGATTAATGAATATGAAAGATTTGAATGTTATTGTCTATACTATGAAAGGATGCCCTTTCTGCGTTGACTTCAAAAAAATGTTAAATGAAGAAGGTATAGAGTTTTTCGATAGAGATATCGATGAACATAAAGATGAATATGATGTGTTCAGTGAAATAACAGACAATGATTTAATACCAGCGTTACTTATTATTGAGGGAGATGGGAAGAATTATAAGTCTTTCCTATATACTCCCGATAAAAATTATAATGAGTTGACTGAAGCTATTCAAATAATTAAAGAACACCGAAAAAATATCGGTATAATCTAAAAAATAACAAAATCTTTATTTTTCTTTTTAACAAAAGAATAATCTTCGAGTGGATTTGTGAGTTCGATACTCCAATCCACTTTTTTCATTTCAGATGATAGCCAAGACATATTGAAATCGAATACATCTAATATTGCTGATTTCAAGGTTTCATCTTCAGAGTTTTTATCTACATTAAAGATTGATATAATATTGTCATTTTCATCATCTTTGTTCAAAGACAGATTAAAAATAATGGATGAATCTGTGTAGTTAGTTGGGATACTATAAAAAATATGTTTTCCGTAAAGATAGATAAGTCTTCCCTGATTCAGTGAATATCCATGAGGGAATTCAGATGTAACAATCAATTTATCATCAGAGACTTCTAATGAATAACCGCTGAAATCAAATGATGACTCATTCAATAAGAATTTTTCAATTTGGGTTTTATGGTAAGAACAATTCTCAGACTTATGTAAGATAAATTCCAAATTTTTTACTTTGGATAACTTACAATCATATTCAATTAAATCTATTGTATGGGAGATTGGTGTCTCAGGTTCGTATTTTTCGTTGAACTCTTTTGTTATTGAACTGATATCTAAAATTTCTTTATGGGAGGTCTTACCTTTTATAATTATGAAATTTTTACAATCTGCTACAGAGAAAATTGATTCTTCTGTGTTTGGGATTTTGTTTAGGAGATAGTCTGAAAATAAATTTATTGTATAAACCCTACTGTTAGTCTTCTTTAATATCATTTAATTAACTGATTTGTTGAATGATAATAAATTACACTTACAAAAAGAATAGAATAATTAGATGTAATCAGTGAAAATTTCATTAATATTTTCTTCGATCTTTCTGAAATCAGGATAGTCGGGAGAATTAACCGTTAAACAATCTTGTTCATCTTGAACTATTGGTATGTAATCGCCCCAATATTCTAATAATCCACGAGATCCTCGATTCTTATTTGAAATTAAATAGTCTAAGATTATTTCGTCAAAGTTTGATGCAACAGGAACTCTGAAACGTTGTGTCATGGTATCTTTTTTGAAACGGTGAGGTTGAGAATAATATTCACCATTACCGTTTATATACTCTTGTAATTCACTAAAAATGTTTTCATATGTTTCACTCTCATATGCTTGGTTATAAGCATTCCTGTGAATGGATTCTAATTCGGATTTTAAGTCTTCAAGATAAGTATCCAAAAGGTGATTCATTGACTCCTTGTCGTCTATGATAGTCTGTGCTGTCATAGGATTATCAACTGTCACATATTCGGGATGACCTTGTTCTCTAGCAATATCTTCTAATTCTATAGTTCCAGTTTCTATTTTTTGACCTTTTAGATTTTCGACAACATATTCTCTAAGGTGTTTCATATTTTTTGGGTTTAGCCCTTCAATAACATCACGATAAACACTATCAGTTGTGTAGTCGTAGTGGTAAAGATCGCTTTCACCCGAAAGAATATTTTCAACATAACCTTTTGAGAGACCGTTACGGGAACTTTCACAGAAAAAATTTGATAATTCAGACCTGTCGTCCAAATCTAAATAAATTACACCGTTTTCGTCCATGTCAACATCGGACAATTTATCTACAACAAATTCATGAAATCTTTTGCGGTCTCGTCCATGAAGCCAAATTAACAACGAATTCTGTACTTCCGTGTTTTCAAGATCGATTTGAGAAATTAATCCTCTCTTATCCAATACACTAAAAAATGTGTCCCAATCACCGAAAAAAAGTTCGGCGTCAAACTCTCCATTATTGAAATCATCTATTATTTCTTGAAAATCCATATTAATAAATACAAAAAAGGGACAAAAAAATTGTCCCTCTCATATATCCCTCTTACTTAAACTTATTTAGAAGTTTTATTTACGTTATAATACTTCTCTACAGTTTTTTTGATAGCGGCTTTAACACTCTCATTTTGTTGTTCTTTAGCTAATTGAGTTGTTGCTTGCTGCTGTTGAGCTTGAGGCTGTGATTGATTATTGTTTTTGCATCCGCACGCCATGATTTTTGTTATTTAATTTAGTTTATTATTTCAAATTTATGTTTATAACAAGTTTTTCTAATTGACCCATTATTGTTTTTCCCATTATTTATTTTCTTACCTCGTAAGGCAACTGATAATTTCATCCTAACATTTCTTGGGGTTCCATTGGTAAACCCATTATCTATTAAATAATTAGCAGCATCTACCAAATTGTCAAATGTTTTTATTTCATTTGATAAAATATTTTGTAAGTAAAATAGATTGAAGTTGGAATTTTTTTGTAAATTGTATTTAGATAACTTCTTTTTTACTTCATCGTTATATGTATTTCGTCTGAATTCGTTTACTTTCGCTAAATTATATCCGAATTCAGGAAAGTTTGATTTCAATAAATCAATATAATAATTTTCTCTATCAATCAATTCGGAAGAATTACAAAGTTCAATTATTTGAAACTTGAATTTTAATTCGCCATTTTTATTGAATGAATTTTGTAAAAAAGAGTTATCGTGTTTATTGTTACGTAACAACCAAAAATGTTTATATTCTCGATTCTTAATATTCAATGAACTACCAACGTATACTTTATTGTCTACTTCATTTGTAATCCTGTAAATACCGCATCCCATAATTATAAATATAAACAAAATCAATAATCTTTAGATATTTATTAAATAAAAACTGATGAATTTTTTAGAACAAAATCAATCCGCTGAAGATAGAACCAAATTATACATGGAAAATAATCCCTCACTAAAATTGAGAGCTGAACTTCTTTTGAGTTGGTTGAAAGATGTTGGAGAGGTGGACGAAGACACTACATTGGAAGATGTTATTTTCGTTGGTGATTTCTACGATTTGGATAGGTTTAGTGTAGAGGGAACTGAATATTCGGTGGGTGATGAAGATGAAACACAAAAATCCGCTGAACAATATATCAGAGATATGATAGATTCCGAAGGGGTATCTGTCTTCAATCAAGATTTCCTCAAAAGTCACTTGGACATTAGAGGAGTTATGGAATACGCCCAAGATTATTATACTGATGATGTTTATAATTACGCTGAAGGGTATTTCGAAGATTCACAAAGGATGTTGTCATCTAAACAACAAGAACAAGTCGAAATCTTGACAAACAAACAAAAAAGATTAGAAAATAGTGTAAAACAACTTCAAAATTTTATGGAGAAAGGGAATGAAGATTTTTATGCATCCAAAATATCTGAGTTTGAAGAATTAATTGACGAATATACTTTAGAAATTTTGGAAATAAGATCCGATCCTCAAGGAGAATTCCCCGATGAATTAATCGATGATATGATTGAAACCAAATTACTAGAGGCCAAAGATGATCCTTGGGAGTTTATAGGAAATTTAGACATAGACTATGAGCAATTTATAGATATTGATAGTCTAATAGAGGAAGCGATAGACATGGACGGTTACGGACATTACCTTGCGACCTACGATGGAGAAGCTCACGAGGTTTATGCTGACGGAGACTTATTTTATATAATGAGAATTGATTAATAGTTAATAACTATTATAATTTCCCTATGGGTAGAAAGAAAAAGATATCATTCAAATTAAATCCAGAATGGATGTTCAAAGAACCATTGGATTTTGAGTACAACAAATATACCTTGTTGGACTATCTACAGAAATGTGACCAGAGTTTTGATAAGTTTGAGTTATACCCAAATTTTGTGGAATTGTCATTACATTTGGCAAATATTCAGTCAATATCAAAGGAGAATACACTTTTGTTAACCAACAAGAAATTTGAATCTCCTGATGATGAGATACTTGTTAAAGAATTAACTCCGAAAAAACCAAGACAATTAACTGAACAAGAAGAGAGTGAGTTAGATAAAACTCTAAAGTTTTCGGGTCCAAAATTATTTGACGCTTTCAGTATTGCCAAATCAATTTGGAATATAGCGTTCGAATCAATTGATTTGTATCTTCGTAAAAATAAAAACAATTTAGTATCAGGTTCAGGATATATTTTTTTCTATCGAAAGTCCGAAGAAAAGTTATATGTGTGGGAATATGAAATAAAATCTGATAAAAAAGATAAATCCACAAATCGGACATATTTGAATTTAATCTCTGAGGGAGGAGTCGATGAGAAAACACTTACAGAGATTATAGATAGTAATTCGAAGTGGAATCAAACAGAATTTTACAAACAGTTACCTATATTTGAAATTAAATGTTCTCAGAATTTCCCGTTTCAAGAAACAATGATTCCGATTATCAAACGAAAAGTTATGTCTTATATTTTTCAAATGGTTAATTTTGAGAAGACAAACAACCTTGACTCTACCAACTAAAATTCTTATTTTTTTCAAAATGAGTTTTAACAAGAGATGGGTGACCCTTGACCAATGTGTCTCAGCCCTAAAAGAAGGTAAATTAAAAGAATATTATGGTAAAAGTGAAATGTTACATTTTGGGGATGCCATTTGTTTATTGATTTATAATCTATATCTTGAGGGAAAAACTGATGAAGAAATTCTAAAATCAATCAAATTATAAAAATACAAGTTATGAATAAAAATTTAATCAAAATGTTAAAGACCTCGGCTGAGGCAGACAAAGCAAAAGCATTACTAACTTTGGACCTATTGGGTAATACAGGAGTTGGTATTGGAGACCACTCAACAAAAGATTTTTATGAGAATGCTGAAGAGGCACTTCGAATGTTGACAGACGCTGATGACCGACTTGAATCAATCGAAAAATATTTTGGAAAAAATTAAAAAAATTCTAAAAAAGATAGAATGGGTCATTGATATCTATTTTGTTTGGATGTTGTATAGTCCAAGCAAGTATGATAGATACAATGAATACATCGGAAAAAAATGGGGTAAAAATAATGAATAAAGAAATGATAAATCACCCGAACCATTATGGAGGTGAAGAGAATCCGTACGAAGTTATTAAGGTTTGTGAATCTTGGGGATTAGACCACGATGCTTATTTGTTTAACGTAGTAAAATATGTTGCAAGAGCGGGTATAAAAGACCGAACAAAGGAATTAGAAGACCTCAAAAAAGCTGCATTTTATTTAGACAGAAAAATCAAAAACTTAGAGAAATGTCAATAATTTGGTTAACAGGACAACCTGGTTCAGGCAAGACAACCCTATGTAAACAAATGATGTTAAATATGGGTTCGGATGTATTTCATATTGATGGAGATGATTTGAGAGATTTATTTGATAATAAAGATTATTCTGAAGTTGGACGTAGAAAGAATATTGAACTTGCGCAACAAATCTCAGAATATCTTCATAATAAAGGTAAACAGGTATTTGTTTCTTTAGTGTCTCCATATAAAGACCAAAGAGATAAGTTCAAATCAAAGATGGGACATAATCTTATCGAAGTTTATGTCCACACCACCGAAGTTAGGGGAAGAGAAGGATATTTCGTTAAAGAATATGGAAGACCATCAGAGAATTACATAGATATTGATACGACCAATGTCTCAATTGAGGATTCTGTAAATATTATTTTGGAGTTCATAAAAACAAATTAAAAACAAAAATGAAAAAGACACACGTTGAGGGAGATCCAAAATTGAAAAATACTGGAGGTAAACAGTATTCTATGTTTGTGGGGAGGTTCCAGCCATTTCACGGGGGTCATCGATGGATTGTGAATGAAATCTTGAACGATGGTAAAAATGTTCTAATTTGTATTAGGGACATTGAACCTGACGATAAAAATCCTTATACTTCACAAGAGGTTGAGAATAGAATCACTGGAGAACTTATAGACTTAATTCAGGAGGGTAGAGTTAAAGTTATGATAATACCTGATATTGAATCGATAAACTTCGGAAGAGGTGTTGGTTATGATATTATAGAACATATTCCACCTCAAGAAGTTTCAGATATATCTGCGACGAAGATTAGAGAACAATTAAGAAACGAAGGTAAATTATGATGTTAGAAACAAATAGGATTATAAATGGAGATTGTGTTGTTGAGATGGGTAAATTACCTGAGTCAATAATTGATTTAATTGTTACCTCTCCACCTTATAACGTCGGTATTGACTATGATACTCACGATGACAATCAATCTATGGATGATTACTGGCAATTCACTGAGAATTGGTTAACTCAGGCGTTCAGAATATTGAAAGAAGATGGTAGAGTTGCGATTAATATTCCTTATGAAATCAATGTCCAAGATAGAGGTGGTAGAGTATTATTTATGTCTGAATTTTGGTCTGTAATGAAAAAGGTTGGGTTCAAATTCTATGGACTTGTTGACCTTGATGAGAATGCGCCACATAGAAGTAAGACCACCGCTTGGGGTTCTTGGATGAGTCCATCCAGTCCATATATTTACAATCCAAAAGAGTGTGTAATCCTTGCTTACAAGAAAGATAGGATTAAGAAAGTTAAAGGGGAACCTCAGTGGGTTGGGGAAGTTGTTGATGTTGAACAAGAAGACGGAACAATAAAGAAAAAAACCATGTATCAAGATGAAGATAAGAAGGACTTTATGAGTTTGGTATATGGTCAATGGGAATATTTTGCGGATACAAGACAACAAACAAAGGCAACTTTTTCAATGGACATCCCAACGAAAGCGATAAAAATTCTTACCTACAAGAATGATATAATTATGGACCCATTCACAGGCAGCGGAACTAGTTTGGCCTCGGCAGAAACGTTAGGACGCAGATGGATTGGAATCGAACTCAGTTCGAATTATTGTGAAGTTGCAAGAAAACGAGTTAACTTATTTGTTGAAAGTAAACGACAACAAATATTAGATTTTGAAAAAAATAAATAAACCCCATATTTGGGGTTTATTTATTTAATAGTATTTACTAGATATGAAACAAATAATTCTTGCCGAAATAAAAAAAATTATTACTGAAAGAGTCAAGTGGACTAAAGAATTGGTTCAAAAAGAAGCGGAAAAATATGGGAATAGAGGAGAATTTCAAAAAAAATCCTCAAACGCGTATGAAGCCGCTAGACGTAACGGGTGGATAGATGATGTCACAACCCATATGGTAATAAAACGAAATAATAATTGGACATATGATGATATATTTCGAATTGCACAAAATTATGATAGATTTATAGATTTCAGAAATAATGAAAATGGAGCTTTTTTATTCGCTAAAAGAAATGGGTTTATTGATGACATAATTTCGCATATGAAACGAAATACGCGATGGGATAAAAAAAAAATACATGATATTGCATTAAAATATAAATATCGAAGTGAATTTGAAAAAAATGACCAAAATGCGTATAATGCCGCTTTACGAATGGGCATCATGGATGATGTTACACAACATATGGAATTGTTGGGGAATAGATATAACAGAATGATTTATGTGTATGAATTTCCTGATAACTATTTTTATGTTGGACTAACATATAATCAAAAGAAAAGGGAGTACAGCCATTTAAGGGATGTAAAAAGTTCTGTGTATCAGCACACATTAAAAACTGGATTGACACCGGTTTTGAAAAAAATTACAGAATTTATTACTAATGAGGAATCTGTACAAAAAGAAAATGAGATATTAAATCAGTATATTAATAATGGTTGGACACCATTGAATAAAGTAAAAACAGGTGGTTTAGGTGGTAATTTACAAAAATGGTCTAAAGAAAAAGTCATGAATATTGCCAAAAAATATACTAAACTGAAAGATTTTAGGAATAATGAAAAAAATGCTTGGGAAGCGGCAGTAAACAATGGGTGGTATGAGGATGTAGTTAAAGATTTGGAAAAAGATGTTAAATTTAAAAAATATACTAGAGAGATTTTACAAAAAATAATTATCAACTATGACACTTTAGCAAACTTTAGGAAAAATGAAGAATCAGCATACAACGCAATATTAAAAAACAGGTGGTTCGACTTGATTGAAAATTTGAAAAGGAAAGAACTTCCTTGGATGGATTTTGATAATGTTAAAAAAGAAGCTGAAAAATATAAAATGAGAAGGGAATTCCAACAAAATTCGCCTGGTGCCTATAATTCTGCGGTAAAAAATAATTGGTTAGATGAAGTTACAAAACATATGGAGTCACAATTTGTTTGGACTAAAAATTTGGTTAATGATATTGCAAAAAAATATGATAATTATGTCGACTTTAGAAAAAACAATAAGACTGCCTATGATGCGGCAATAAAATACGGTTGGATAAATGATGTTACTAAACATATGAAAAGAAGAAACGTTTGGGATGACGAATCGGTTAAACAAGAGGCACTTAAATATCAAAACAGAGAGGCTTTTAGATTAGGTAGTATGGGAGCTTATACATACGCCAAGAGAAACAATATATTGGATGATGTTACATCTCATATGGAATCAAAAAAAACAAGGGGTTCTTGATTTTGAAAATAAAACTTAAAAAGGTCCTTGAGACCTTTTTTTTGGTTATTGTTATATTTATGAAGATGAAAGAAGAATTAATTAAAAAATTGGTACAAGTACAACTTCAATGGAAGTTTTTACATTGGCAAACATACGGAGATGCTAAACACAGAACTTATGGAGAATTATATGACGGACTTGGTGATTTAATTGATGAATTTACTGAAGTCATGATGGGAAAATATGGAAGGCCAGAATTCGAACCTGAATTTGCGTTGATGTTCCAAGACATCTCCTCCATCAGTATACAAAATTTTATGGATGGAATTACCGAATTTTTAGTTAGTTTTTCAGACCAATTGGATACAAGATATGACACAGATTTATTGAATATCCGTGATGAAATGTTGGCGACAATAAATAAATCAAAATACTTATTAACCCTAAAGTACTAATTATGGCAAAAATAATTAAATTGACTGAGTCCGACTTGACAAGAGTTGTTAAAAGAGTAATTAACGAACAAATGTATCACCGAGAGCATGTTTATAGAATTCAGGCTTTTCTGAACAAAAGAATCAACGCTGGTTTGGAATTGGATGGGAGGACTGGACGAAATTCCAAGACTGCAGACGCAATCGCTAAATATCAACAAATGATTGGTGTATATCCTACGGATGGAGTCTGGGGTGATAAAACTTACAACAAAATGCCTGAGAAGGACAAAATTATGTTGAAAAACATAGTTGCTAATGAGTATGGTGTACACGAAGATCTTTGGGGAAATTTTCTCGATTGGGTCAAAAAACAGTTCCAATGAAAAAAATATTAAAAGAGAGTGGTATTCGGGATATTAAAGAATTAAGTAAACGATATCCCAAGGCAGAAATCTACTTCCATCAGGATTTGGACGGTGTAACAACCGCCATCGCGATGAAAAAGTATTTGGAAGACAATGGTATCAAAGTTGTTGATGCTCATATTATTCAATATGGAGACAAAGAATTTGCTGTGAAAAAAAACGATGCGACTGGTGACACAATGCCAGTTCTCGTGGATTTTGCGCATGGTAAACCAATGTTTGTTATTCACACTGACCACCATGATAGACAGGCTGGTGCCGAAGATACTAAATCAACTTCATTTAGACAGTCCCGATCCAACGTGGAAACTTTGTCTCAAGTTGTTTCTCCAAAAGAATTGTTCCCATCTCCAGACATTTTACTTATTAGTACTGTTGACTCTGCTGACTTTGCAAGAAAAAATTTAACACCTGATGATGTTGTAAATTATTTATTTCGAATTGACAAGGAAAAATCCCTTCAGTCAAATAAAATGTTATTGGGGTTAGTTATCAACAAACTGTTGTTGGCCTTCAAAAATAAGCCAGGATTTTTAGAAATGTTAGTAATGGATTCAGAACCATCTTTGCTTTCAATACTGAACAATATAAAAAATTGGATGAGAAATACGGGATCACCATCACCTGAACAATTACAGAAAAATGCTGAAGATTATATCGGGCAAATGAAATCTTTCCCAACTGTAACTGATAATATTATTTTCCAATATGGAGGAGGTAGTATGTTCAAGCCAGGTTCTTATGATAGATACACTCCTTATAAAAATAATCCTGAGGCAGACTTTTTAATTATGGCATGGCCTATGGGACTCGTTCAAGCATCCTGTAATCCGTTTAAGAAAGATAGAGAACTTAAAGGTGTTAATTTAGGGGAAATCGCACAAGAAGTTTTAAGTAAATGGGAAGACCAATTGAAACAAAAAACTGTACCACTATCAACAATAAAGTGGGTAAGTGAAACTAGTGTTGGACCTGAAAGTATTGGATTTACATTCAAAGATTTCAAAGCCCTATATGGTGAAAAAATAATGTTTATGGATAATGGTGAACAAATCTTAGACAAGATTGGTACCATGATGGAAAAATCTTTCAAAAGTTTGACTGAAGATGAAATGAAGATTTTGGACAAAATCGGTGTAAATGCTTGGGACTTGATACAAGCCAACTCGGGAGGCCACAAATGTATAACAAACATTTCAGGGTTAAATTATCTTGGGAGAAGTACAAGACCTCCAAGTGGTGGAACAAGATACGGAGAGTCGGAAGATTCGCCAACTGTCAAGTTTACCAAAATGATTGCTAATCAATTTCAAAAAGTATTGAAAGAAAAGATTGAGTTGTCTAAAACAAGTAATTGATAGTATCACCTGGTTTGATACCTAACTTCAGACAAGCACCTCCACGTAATTCTAACACAATATTTCCGTTACCACAGAAAGAGGGACAATCATCTTGTTGGCACGGAGGACAATCGTGATGGATGTTGACAATAATATTATTCTTTATTATGATTATATCGAGGGGAATTATACAGTTCAGCATCCAAAAACATTGTTCTTTTCCACCCATCAAAAACAACATACCTTGTTTGATGTGTGAAAATCTTTTACCCATCATTCCAATTCTTTGAGATTTTGGGTCGATTAATGTTGTAACTTCGAATCTGTGATTATTTATTGATACGTCCATAATTATATAAATACAATTTAAGTTGAAATGTACTCAGGTGTAATATTAAAATACAAGGATAAGTGTTTACTGTGTAAACGAAATGGTGAGGATTCGCATCCTAACCAATGGTTCATTCCTACAGGTAAAATTGAAAGAGGGGAAACTCCACGCGAGGCGGCTGTTCGTGAACTTTATGAAGAGACTGACTTTGAATTGTCAGAGAATGATATAGATTTCATTGGAACAATTCCTGTAATCGACAATGGTGTTAAGTCCGACAAGGACTTTATCTATGTGTTCATATCTGAACTCACTGATGAAATATTACCTGACTTGGATTCGGCGGTAGATGGTCATGAGCACACAAAATGTGGATATTTTACGTTCAAAGAAACAAAGAAATTGGGATTGGAATCCAATTTACAAACAATATTAAAAAAATATTTCGAGGTAGTTTGATTTTTTATTAAACTTACTTATATTTATAAAACTGAGTCGAGAGATTCAACACCCCCACAAAAAGTTTCATTTTAGTTTGATATAATAAAATATTCTTACTATGTTTGTGAAACATTTGTCCCACAAATGAGAGTTCGAGAGAGAAGGAGTTTGTGGGACTTTTTTTTAGAAGTTATTCAACTTAAGATATCTGACTGAATATATAAGTTCGGTCATCAATGTGGAGGGTCGTAAACCCTCTTCTTATTTTTCTAACTTCCCCTACTAAAAAAAGTAGGGGATTTTTTTTTATTGTTCGGAATTTAATTATATTTGTAAGACAAACGACGAAGATATGAACATGGCATCCCACAACATCAAGATTCAACACGAAAAATTTGGAGTCCTTTTGAATGAGACCTTTGTGAATGGGACTCAGTTCAAACTTTTCCTCAAAATGGTTCAAGGAAGTATCGAATTAAAAAATGATTTGACGTTTTTCAATGGTGTGGATTTCTTTGTTCACGTCCCTTACAAACATTTGGTTGAATCCATCATTACCACGAATGTGGATACTTATACATTAGCGGAGCATCTTATTAACAAATCTAAAATCGAGGCGGAAGTAACAAAATGATTACAATCAAGGACATAAAAAAATGGTCAAAACCTCACCCTTCGACGCAAGACGGTAGGGTGACAAATATATTCAACCGTAAATACGAGTTATCTATTGTTGGAGGTGGTCGGGGCCTCTATGGGGATTTCGAAAAAACTTTCGAGATTGCGGTATTTGATTCTCAAGACCATAGATTCATTACCAAGTTCTTTTTTCCTGAAAATGGGGATGATGTTGTTGGTTATGTGAGTGGAAAAGACTTGGAGGATTTTGCCAATGTGCTTTTCAGAAACGATGATTTCCAAGTTAGATGAAACTTGGTGGTGGACGCTTCACAAACCTGTGAGCCCAATTAAAGGAGACTTCGGTCTCCTTTTTTTATTTCCAATATTCTGCGTTTTTCGTTTTGTTGGTAGGTAGTATGTTCATCGAATGTGAATGTAGACTTATTGCTGGTTCATCAGAATAACTTAAACAATACATTTGATATGGATCAACATCTAAAATTTGATGACCTTCGCCGGAAGATAATATTATAAAGTCAGATTCCAATGACAAAAATTCCTCTTCAGACATAATTGGGGTGTTTGTTCCAACACTTAGTTCACATTGGTCTTTGATTCTCTTGCTCCAAGTTGCGATAAAAACAAATCGTACTACAACTTCATCCGTTTCGATTTCCCCTTGCCCTTCACATTCATCACATTCGACTGTTCCATTTACATCACATTCCTCACATTTTACAACTCCTCTACCATAACATTCGTCACAATCGACCCTCTCTTCACCAAAACATTCATCACACTCATATGAATATACTTCAGGGTTACAATATTCACAATCTATTTCTCCCTCTCCTTTACACTTTTTACAATTGATTTCATGGGTTCCACCACAATATAGACATTTCATCTCTCCATCTCCCTCACATTGTTCGCAAGTTTTCAAGTATTGTTGTTCATATGGGGTTGCCAATTCGGCAAATGATAAATTGTTTATCATTTTATCACCCATATCAAAACCTTTTGTCATTTTGTATGAGTAAATGTATAAGGTTAATTTAATTAAGTTGTCTGGACCTAAATAGGAAAAATAATCTGACTGAGATATAGCAATTATCTTCAATTTGAAATACAAGTCCTGTATTGAATCAAATTTTTTGATTGAGTCCTCAAGTTTTAGGACGATTTTTTTTAATTTCTCGTTCATATATTAATTATTATCAAGATAGTGAACTAAAAAAGAAAGAGTAAAAATATGTCTATCTTCAATCTTATAATCAATTTGATCGATAAAAGATTCGACCTCAACTTCCTGAGACAAAGATAATTTTTTTTCAGGTGTGATTGTAACTTTGGATACAATTTTTTCTATTTTTCCTATCATTTTAGATATATCCGTGGCAAAGCCTGGCATCTGAGAATCGATTACCCCAAAGTAGTCAAACTTAATGAATAATTGATATCCACTGTTTCCGTCATAAAAATCCACATCCAAATCAAATATTTCGAATTGTCGATTTGATTCTTGTTCCATTAAATATTTTAATTTCTCTGATAGTTTTTTTGTGTCAATCATATTGATAAATACATTTATTTTTTCTTTTTGTCTAATTATGTTTTGAATATAAAAAACATATTATGTCAATCAAAGTTACATTTACTGAAGAAGAGATTTTATCTACATCAAATTACTATGATATGGGTAAGAAAGTCCATGATAGATTTTGGCAAGCAAAGAGGGACTTAGAAGGTCCTCAAATTGATGATGAACATGTTGGTCTAACTATCAACGAAGATGGACTGGTGACCGCTATAAATCGTCCTGATGACTATGATACTTGTGTTGTGTGTGGTAAGAAGACTTCATACTTACGTTCTACACATATTGATATGAGGTTTTTTTATGTGGAAGGGTCTGGACAATTATGTGAAGATTGTTATAAGAAATAATCTAACTTATCACCCTTTTTCAAATTATCTTCAGCCCAAAGTGGCTGAAGATTTGTATAATGACAAAGTTGATATATTTCTTCCTCGGTTTTAGCTGAAGATAAAGGAATTATGTGGTCAATATGCCATCCATATAAATCATGATTTTCCCAAGACATTCCTTCAGTAAATAAAATTTCTAAATGATTTTTTAATTCTAAAGGAGAACATCCAATCATATTAAATGTTGAATTATTTTTTCCTACATTTTTTATTTTTAAGAACTTATTTATTCTTCCTCTAATTAAACATATTAATTTGAATGTTGAATCAGAATGGTATTTTTCATTCATTTTTTCATTTATTATTACTTTATTTTTTTGATAGTGATTTTTTTTGTAATTTTTAATGTATTCAGCATTTTTTGAATTATATTCTTTTATTTTGTCTTTATTTTTTTCTTTATATAATTTGTGCCGTTCTTTTATTTTGTCTTTATTTTTTTCTCTATACAATTTACTTTGAAGTTTTAGTTTATCCTTATTATTTTCTTTATATTTTTTCCCTGATATTTTGTTAATATTTTTAATTTTTTCGGGATTTTCTTCTTTATATTTTTTTCTTTTTATTGAGATCTTATCAGAATATTTTTTATTATAGTCAGCACTGATTAATTTTCTACATTCTTTACAATAAGTCACCAACCCATCTTTAGATTTTACTGATTTATGAAATTCACAAAAATTCTTTTCAATATTACACTTTATACATAATTTTTTGGACATATTACTCATTTATTATATAAATATCTCAATAATGAAAAATTGAAGGCACGGGACAAACTTGTTTTCATCTTGATAATTGTGATTAATTAATTTTTTCCAAAATCCTGATATATATGTAAAAAAATTACATATAATATTGATGGAAAAATTCAATCCCTATCACCAACATTTATTGGTTAAATGTTGGGTAACTAATCCTCCCAAAGAAGAGGAGGTATTAAACAAATGGTTTATAAACTTGGTTGAAACGGTGGGGATGAAGGTTGTTGCTGGTCCAACAAGTGTATATGTATCGGATCCAGGTAATGAAGGGTTGACAGGTACGGTAACACTAGCAACATCACATTGTAGTCTTCATTGTTGGGATAATTTGGAATTACCAATGATACAGTTTGACATCTATAGTTGTAAGTGTTTCGCTTTGGAACAGGTCATGGAATGTTTTAAACCGTTTGGATTAGTTAAAGCGGAATGGGCAATGATTGACAGGAACGAGAAACCAACAATCATCTCTGAAGGAACTTGGGAATAAATTTTATATCAAAACTTTTTTAACTCGTTTATTTCATTTACCTTTGTAATCAACTAAAAAAAGGGAACATGAATAAATTTAAAAAATCGGAGTTAGCGCTCCTGGTGATTGTATTGAGTCTGATTGCTGTGTCGGAATATTATTTCGTAGTTTTGGACGACCCTCTCAAGGCAATCTTCATTGGATTGTGGTGTCCTACCATTTTGCTTTTTGTAATAATCTTTAATCTCAAGGGTAGAAATGGAAAATCTTGATGTAATAATCTTATCTGCATTTGTAGCAACTGGATTTTTAATCTTTATTGTAGGCTGCTTTAGAGAATTCTCTAAAATGGAAAAAGAAGAATACACATACACTCCAATTCGGAAAAAGTTTGGTAGAGACGCAGTGTATGATATGATGGAACGATTGTTTGACGATACTAAACATACGAAAGAAGACAAGGTTAAATTAATCAAAACTCTCGATAGAACTATTGCTGATATGGAATCGGATGGTATGTATTTTTCTAATGAAGTAAAAGAGAAGTTGGAAAAAGAGAGAGAAGAATTGTTTTGTGAGTATAGTGGGTTACCATCTGTAAAATCTTATGATAACAACCAAAGATGAAAAAAGAAATCGAAGTTACAAACAGAAAATCTACATTTGTAGAACTTAAAGATTATTGTGTCGGGTCAATGGGAAAGGACAAAGAAAAAGAAGGTCATTTCCTCGAGGTTACTGAGTGGTCAAATTGTGAAGGATATGATATTCATATTTACGATTCCGAAGGGGAACGCCAAATACATTTATCGTATGGACAGTTCGAAGCGATTAAAAAATGCGTCAAAGCAATTGACAAATTGGGACACACCAAATAATATTTGGTTAATTACGACTATTTATTTTTATAACAAAATAAACGAAACAATATGAAACAAAGAAGATTAGAATCGGACACTAGAATGAGATTTTTTTTAGCTAACAATCCAATGGGAGAATTAGTCAAAATTGTATCTAACGTATGTAAAAAGACAGACCGAAGAAGACAAGAAGTCAACTCTTAACAAATATCGAGTAAGTTACTTAGAAAATATCGATATTTTATAATATTTATACCTGATGAAAGTTTGTATCAAAAGTCCAAAGTCACAAGTTAATCAGGAACAACTCGAAGTTATTTCTTCATTTATCAAGTTTCTACAAAGCCAACTTCCGCTATCGTCAGATGTAGAGGTAAATCTCACAAGTGATAGATCTACCACAGTTACTACAGGTGTTAGAATGCCAGGAAGTAAAATGTATATCTTGGCTAAAGGTAGAATGTTAATTGACATCTTGAGAACCATATCTCATGAATGGGTTCATGAATATCAATATCAAGAGATGGGATTGGACGACAAGAAAAAAATACAAGACATAGGGGGACCTGAGGAGAACATGAGTAACGTTCTCTCAGGTATTTTTATTAAGAAGTTTGACAAACAAAATCCCGATTTCAAAGATAGACTTTACGAAGGTAAGAAAGGGAAAAAAAAGGATTCAATCGATGATGAAATAGAAGAAATCGAAAGAACGGTGGAGGATTTATCGAGGAATTATGGGGTTAATACATCAGTTGAAGATATTGTAAAGGCTTTCAGAAACGGTGTTGAAATTGAAATTCCTTTTGATGTGTGGAGAAAATTGGAAAACACGCATTCCAACGAAATCAAGGTGGGAGAAATGGATAAGGTAAGAAAAATTGCTAAAGAATTCAACAAAACCAATCCAACTAAATTAGCCAAAGCACTATTAGGAGGAGATTATCATAGACCGATGATACTTAAGTTTGGTAATAGATATTACTTGGTTGCGGGTAATACAAGACTATCAACAGCGGCGGCAATAGGAATGACTCCAGTTGTATTGATTGGTGAGATATAATTTTTAGGGAGTATAATCCCAATTTTCATCTGAGGGACGCCATTTACTATAGTCTTCAGACTTCCAAATTTTTGTTGAATACCTGAAATATGGAATTTGTGTAATATCCGAAGTCCTACTCGGTTGGTACCATCTTGTTCGGTTGTTAGGTTGAGCACAAATCTGTCCATTTTCCAATTTGGATATGTTGTAACATTTGTGTTCGTTTGGAGTTTCACTCCATCCACAATCAATCTCATTTGGATCTGAATGAGCTGTGTCGATTGTGAACAAATATTCACCTTCAACAATACTTTGGTCCTTCATCGTAGTGTAGGTTTTAACACCTCTCAGGACACGTTTCTCAATTACAGATATGTTGTATGACAGGCAATCCCAAAGTTGTAAGAAATCCAAAGGAAACA